AGCTTTGATGGCAGCGACTTTCATTGTCCCTCTCACGGAATTCATGATTAATGCTGCTAGGGCTTGGCCTTCAACGTTCTCTGCGACGACAATAAGAGGTCGACTTTCTCTCGCTACGACTTCAAGCACTGAAATTATTTCTTCCACATGTTCAATTTTGTGGTCTGTAATTAAAAACAAAGGGTCCTCATAAAGAACAGTACCCTTCCGTTCATCAGTGATGAATGTTGGAGATAAAAAACCAGAATCAAAAATAAACCCCTCAACAACATCAAGACTCGTTTCGGTTGAACGAGCCTCTTCTATTGTAATAGCCCCGTCCTTGCCCGCCAGATCAACTGCCATGGCAATTAGTTTTCCAATCTGCTCGTCACCATTCGAAGAAATTTTAGCGACATGTGCAATATCTTCCTTGCTTGAGATTGACTTGGCTGATGCTTCCAGCTTTTTAACCACAACTTCGACTGTCCTATCAATTCCTCGCTTAATTTCAATTGGAGAAACACCAGCAGTGATATATTTTTGAGCCTGCTGGAGAATAGCTCTAGCCAGTACAGTCGAAGTTGTTGTGCCATCGCCTGCTTCGGCATTGGTTTGTTCTGAAGCTTGTCTAAGAATTTGAGCCCCAGCGTTTTTAATTGGATCTTCAAGATTAACAGACTTCGCTACGGTTACACCATCTTTAGTTGTGATCGGGTTCCTTCCTTTGCTCTGGAGAATGACATTCCTTCCCCTCGGACCTAATGTGGAAGCAACGTTATCTGCAAGGATATTCACACCCTCTAAAAGTTTTTGATGTAAATCATTTCCATTACAATACTCTTTCATTATTCACCTCTCCTCTTTGGGTATGATAAGTTTACCAGCTTTGGGTTGTTTTGTTCAAATATTTTTTTAAATTGTTTCGTTTCTTTCTTGTTTGTTCCAAGAATATAACAATATTTGTGTTTTGGCGGCGAAGGTCGCTGAAGACACCTTGCTTTGTGATCTGTACGCTCTTGCTTTAGCTGAGCAGCAATGTCTTCTGGTATAGCTTGCCAATTTATTTTACGATAATTCTTTTTTGAACCCACAAATTTATACCACTCCTTCTGCAATTGAATTCCAAGCTTTTTCGCATAGCGAACAATCTGACTTCTGTCTGCAAACCCAGAAGAGCCGAACCAGCCACGCTTGAGATTATCGGGATCCAAATATTGTTTACCGGTTCCAAAAATTTGTCCTAAATAATAGAAGTTACAAGCTTGATAAATCGTTCCAAGTTCCTTAGCTTCGGGGTCGGAGTAGGCTGTGAAGGCTCTGAAGCCTGTGTTCTGAACCATCCAGCGGATTGAGTTCATTATCAACCAAGAGGCGAGGTTCTTGGGTGCCCAACTGACACTAGCTCCTCTGGAAATAAGTTTCTCTTTATCTTTATTTTCTTTGCCAAGAAGATGAGAAAAAGTATTTGGGGTCGCCATAATGATTACACCTGCGAGCGTATTTATTTTTTTGAATCTCGCCGTAAACCTGTGGGTAATCGACATTGGCATTTTGCCCAACCATTCATGCCGCTCAATAAATTGTTTAATTTCTTGGCATTGCTCCTTGTCTGTTTTGTCGACATAGGAGAAGTCAAAGTCGTCGGTGCGGAGTTGGGAGACTTGCTCTTTAGTTATTCCAAGTTCTTCTAGGTCTTCTTCAAGGTTTTGAAGACGAACTTCATATTGCCAGCAGTGAGATTTATCGAAATCTTTGAAACGGTCGTATACTTGAGTCTTCAAGTAGCCTCCTTAAATAATCATCTGAATAATTTTATCTAAGTCTTCTTCTCTTGTCAAGCTTAAATTAGATCTTTCCAAACTGCCCTTGAGTTTAATGGCAATTGTAAAGCTTGTTGCACTGTTTTCGCCCATAGTAGGCTTCAGCCTAAATCTGAGAGAAGCTTGTAACCCACTGTCTCCAAAATATTTAATCCCAAGTTTCTCTGCTGATTCATAATCAAGAGCGTACAAGCCATGATTTCCTATTTGAATAAATTTATCGCCCTTTTCTCCATAATATCCCGCGACTTTATCGAAATCAAAACCGGTTTTATAATCTGTCTTTCCAGAAAACCATCTTGCCTGCAGTTCTCTCTTGAGATCGCCAGTTGCCATGGAGGGTAGTAAGCCGGTGATTTTTCCCTTATTAATATTTAATCTTTGGTCTTTAAGATCTTCGAAAGTGCAATATTCGTTCAAATATTCTTTTAAAAATAAATCAAATAATTCGCCGAATACTGCTTCTCTTTGGAGATATCCCCTCGTCCTTCTTGGTTCCCAGCTATTCGCCTGCAGATTGAATTGAACTCTAAATTGACCAAAATCTGCCGATAAAGCTGTTTTAAGTTCTATCTTTAGTGGTTCTTTGACCTCTGGACCCCCAATAGTCAGATCGGAGCCGTGCCCATATCCAGCAGTTTTTGCTGTGATATTTTTATCTGAATATCTTGTCATAATCATATCTGCCAACTCTTTTTCGAAATCCATTCCTCTTGTGGCAGCACGAGTACGACTCTTTGGTTTAAAAAGGATATAGGCACTTCCGGCTATTCTATCCTGTTTCTGCAAGCGACCAAGAGAGCCGCCCTTCAGGGGATCATATGAGAAGCCAACTGGTTCTAGTTTTTTTCTCATTTTGTCCAGAACTATTTGCCTCTCGTCATGAAGAATTTTTATTATATTTTTCCCCATAACTTCATATTCATATCCTTCTTCCTCGACTGCTTTTTTAGCAATCTCAAAATTAGTTTCTTCTTGCTCTAAAATGTTTGTTACCATCTCACAAAGCAAATCATAACTAACTTTCTGAAGAGGAGAGAAATAGTTCTCAACTAATTTGTCTATCTTCGCCATTAAAATTTATCTCCTTACAAAGTAGATTTGACTTCATCGAGAAGACCGACGAGATCAAGACCAGCACAGTCTATCTTTCTTTTGGTCAGATGGTAGTGACAAATAAAACCGTCAAACCTACCCTTGTCGCAGTCTCTATCGACTGTAGTAATTAGTTCGCCATTTTCGTTTGTCGGACATTCCAGTGGAATATCACAGGCAAGGTGAACTGCTTTCCAGAGAGCCTTGAGTGCCTCTAGTTGAACTGGGTAGAAGCCCGTAAATGGATCCAGCGTGCGTCCGTGGACTTTGGCGTCCTCAATTATGGGGCGCTCTTCATATCCTCGTTTTACATAGGTTTCCTGATACTTTGTGTAATAGGCATTGCTGATTTCAACACCGATACCTTGTCGGTTTCCATATTTGTGACCAGCGTGCCAAGCACCATGTTGAGTGTCCAGCATCTGATAGATTGTTCCATCATTGTCAATAAGATAATGAATAGAGATACCTCTCTTGTTCAGCACGGAAGCGCAGGACTTAGCTGATAAACAAGCATCCCAGTGATTCACAAAGTGATTTGGTTTGCGATCTGCTTTGCCAGCATGGGAAGTAAAGTTTCCGGGTCGAGATCTCACCCCGAGACCCTCATCCCAAAGAACAACCCTGTTCCATTCAATAGGAAAATGTTTTCCATTGTGAACGATGGTCTTATCTTCAGATGAAAAGCCCCAAAGAGGTTTTCCCGAAGAGATGGCTGACTCTCTTTCTGTCCAGACCCTTCGAAAAGTGCCCGGACCAACCAGCCCGTCACCATCAAGACCGTGCTCCTTCTGCCATTCTATTATTGTATCGATGAAGTCTTCATCAATTGCTTTACAGTAATCGCCGGGTGCTCCACCGAACCAATATGGTTCCCAGTTGAGTTTTTTGGCTGATGCTACATTATAAAAGATTTTTTCCTCTAAATTCATTCGTTAAGCTCCGTTATGTTTTCGCAAATTGTTTCTGTTATAAGTTGTGTAACTATGTATGGGTCACAGTTGGCATTGGGACGTCGGTCCTCAATATAGCCTTTACCATTTTTCTCTACTTGCCAAGGAATACGCACCGATGCTCCTCGATCTGAGACTCCATATTTGAATTCTTTATAGGAACAAGTTTCGTGCTTGCCCGTCAGTCGGTCTTCAATTCCGTGACCATAGTTTTTAACGTGATGGTCTGCTTTCTTACCTAATGCCTCTGCAGCCTGAACACAGGCATCATATGATTCTCGCATACCCTTGGTTGATACGTTCGTATGACAACCTGCACCATTCCAATCACCTTCGGCTGGTTTTCCTTCAAAAGAAACATTAACATCATATCTTTCTGCTATTCTTTGCAGTAACCAACGAGCAACCCAAAGTTGGTCGCTGACTTCTGGTCCAGAAAGTGGACCTACCTGAAACTCCCATTGACCGGGCATAACTTCAGCATTGATCCCTGAGATTTTTAACCCTGCTCGCAAGCATGCTTCAAGATGATCTTCTACAATGACGCGACCAAAGATATTATCTGCACCCACACCACAATAGAAATCACCTTGTTCCTTTTGATTCTCTGTGAAACCCAGCGGCTTCCCATCTTTAAAGAACGTATATTCTTGTTCTAGTCCGAACAGCATTTCATGATCTCTGTGTTGGGTGTCTGCCATAACACAGCCGTGTCTCGTGTTGGTGGGGTGAATATTAGAAAGCGTGTCGGGTGTTAAAACCTCGCACAGAACGAGGATATTATCAAGACCTCTTATGGGATCAGGACAAATAAATGCCGGCTTCAGAACGCAATCTGAATTCTCGCCCGGTGCTTGATTCGTACTTGATCCATCGAATCCCCAGATTGGAGGCTCTTGACCTTCTTCTAATATTTTTGTTTTACTTCTAACCTGAGCAGTCGGTTCTGTTCCGTCGAGCCAGATATACTCTGCCTTTAAAAATCCCATGATGCAGCCTCCTATGATGTTATATGATTTCGTCGGCAATGCCTAGTTCGACTGCCTCTTCAGCACTCAAGTAGACATTCATTTTTTTTCCAAACAGATCTTCTTTTATATGTTTTACAGTCATATTTGACTCTTTGGCGAGCGCATTGATAAATCGATCCTGTATCCACCGGACCTCTTCCATTTCATTTTCTAAACTATAAAGAGAGCCGTGAGATGTACCCACAACGCTATGGACCATCAGGCGACAGTTCTTTCCAATCTTTCGCTTACCTTTTGTACCGGCTGCTAATATTAAGACGCCACCGGACATTACTTTTCCCAACCCGAATGTGGCGATGTCGCAATCTTTGCGTACAACGCGCATTATATCATATAGGGCGAATGCCTCAGAAGCCTCTCCGCCGTAAGTTGATACAATAAAATCAATTGTTTTATCCTCTTCTTTGCGTTGAGAAAAAGTGATCATCTCCCTGAGTGCAAGGAGGTCAACACAGAGGTCCCCTATTGTCTCTTCCTCAATGGATCCATAAAGAGAGACCAAGCGAAGACTAGCTTCATCCTTGTCTACAATATAAACCTCTTGTGTATTCGGCGAATCTAGTTCGTTGTTTTCGGTTTCTTTGCCAGCCATGGACCTTTCCTCTTATTGTAAATTCTTGTTCTTCCGCTATTACTTTCGAAAGTTAGTTGATAGGGAAACTTCTTTATCCATTTTAACCAATCTTGAGAACTTTTAAAGTCTTTTTTGAACACAAATGTATTATATTCGGATCCAAATCCAATTGAAAATTCTTGCCATCCTCTCAGCATTCTATGTAATTTTGTTTTCCACCTTTTAGGGACCTTATCAAACTGTACGCAATATGTAATTTTTTCTGGTGTTTTAAAATACTTCCAAGCAGTTGTTGTAATCATTTCTCTCTCCATTGAATGACCTCCTATGTCCTGTGAAATATTATAGTACATCTTTACATAATTGTCAAGTTTTTATTCACCCCCTCTCCAATATACTAATTATCTCTCTTATTTCTGAAAGGTCTTTTCGCTGTGTTCCATAAAGAAAAAAGTCCCTCTTGAGTTTGTTTTTTATATAACTTTTTGCTGGGAACATCCAGTAATAACTGGAATTTGCAAAATGTTCGGCAATCCAATCAGTGAAATCATCAAAATTTCCTATCACTCCATAATACTCATGAACAAACAAAGTCATTCTGTATCCACGGTATTCAAGCCAAGCACGAGTTGGGCTTGGAATGGGTAGGGCGCACAAAAGACACAAGTACCACCATGGGTTAAACATACCTAGTAAAGAAAAAAATACTAAATTTTGTGGAAACATATATAAGAAATTAAAAAGAAACCCCATTCTCTTGCGATCTTTCAAATGCACATATTCGTGTGCAAGTGTTGCAATTGCAGAGATGGGGTTGTCATCTTTCCATGGTAATTTAGGAACATAAACTTTCGGATAAACTGTTGTCACATATTTTGTCAAAAAGTTTTTATTAAAAAACAAAAGCTTGGAAAGGAGCCCCATAAGGGAGCTACCTTCCTTGGATAAAACTTCAAATTTTGGAACTTGCGAACGAATATATTGTTCTAAATATAATCTCTTTGCTGTTAATGCTTGAAGAGATAATTTTTTCATTAACCAAAGCCTATCTAGTTTTTAAGTCGACCGATAATTCTTTCTGCAAGTTGTGTAGCTAGCTCATCTGATTTATTCTCTAGAGCTAATCTAGTAGCAACACGCTGAGCGATTACGTTTGTTAAATCTTCCTCTTCCAGAGTTTCTTCAGTCTCTTCTTCGCCTTCTTCCATATAGTCACCACGAGCGCCGGGAGCTTCTTCCTCTTCTTCTGGCATTTCTTCTGGCATTTCTAACTCAGGCTCTTCTTCGGGAAATTCTGCCTCTTCCTCTTCGCCGTCCATATCAACATCGATATCTACGCCGGTAAGTTCGCTTACAACGCTCATAAGTTGTGCCACAGCAGCACCCAAATCAGCGGTTGCGTCTCCGGGTGGTTCTTCCATGGGCTCCTCTTCGGGCTCCATATCCAGTTCTATTGGCTCTTCTTCTTCGGGCTCAAATGGTTCTTTCTCTTCAGAAAGCGCCTCAGAGCCTTCTTCAGTGCTCTCTTCGGAAATTTCTTCAACTGCTTCAGACGTCTCTTCAGTTTTTTCTTCGCCGTACTTTTCAGATAAAGCTCCGACAAATTCATCGCTCAAGCTATCAATCTCAGCCAGCTTCATCATTCTACGAATCGTACTTTCTTTAAGTGTTTGTTTTTTGCTCATTACAAGCCTCCTTTTATTCCAAGCTTTTGTATAATAAATAGTCGTGTGAATTATAAAAATACCCTTTTAATAACTTTTTTGTGTTTTCAGTATTTTTTTGACCCTTTCTAGGGCTTGGTCTTGGATTTGCTTTACTCTTACAAAGCTTATTCCCATTCTATCACCAACCTCTCTCAGTGTTAATTCTCCGGTGTGGTTTTTATCAATAGCAATTAGTGTACAATTTAAATCATCTGGGTAATCAATCCACAGCCTGCACTCCTTGCAGGGACAGTCCGTGTCTGTTTTCTTACAATATTCAGCGCAACCTCTCATAACTCTGGGTGCTCCTCTTCTAATAAATCAAAAATGCTGTCGATCTCTCCTTCATCGAGTGCGAATTTTGATTTGACTTCTTTTTCTTTTTTATTTATTTTTTTAATTTTATTTTTCTTATTTTCGCTTTGAACTTTGTGTTCAGTGATATGTTCATCGAGAAACTTCATGAAGTTCTCTTCTTTCTCAAGATAGGCAGTCACAACCCCCCTAAAGAACTCACTCTGTTTCAACCCATCATATTGAAGTCTGACCCTCAAATCAGCGTGGCGCTTATCTGAATCATAAAAAGAAATCTTTTTAAATTCTTTTCCATATTTTACTGGTTCAAACTTCTTGCTCATTATTTCCTCATAATGTGTGTTGAGCTTTCAATCTGCCCCGCTGGGGTTTGGCGAATAAACTTTGCCTTCCCCCTCAACAGGGGTAAAGTGTGTGCCCCTGAATAAGACAAACCACTGCGAATGCCGTTGTCCAGATCTCTCAGAATGGGCACAACTGAACCCTTGTACGGGACAGTTGTTGAGACACCTTCATTGGAGGAGTGTTTACCTCTCCAAGCATGCTGCGCTTCCTTGGACGCCATACCGCGATAAATCTTGTATCTTCCTCTTTGCCCCTCGAAGATTTCTCCGGGAGACTCATCTGTTCCAGCCAATATGGATCCGAGCATCACAAAGTCAGCACCAGCAGCGAGAGCCTTTACAATGTCTCCCGAAGTTCTGATACCTCCATCGGCAATGATCTTTGCGTCCCTGTCCGACTGGGCACAGTCCAAAATAGATTGGAACGTCGGAATACCGTGCCCTGTTTGGACGCGGGTTGAGCAGATAGAGCCTCCGCCAATGCCGACACGGATTGCATCTGCTCCCCAGTCGGCAAGGCGGTTAAACG